TTTTTTTTTGTTTTTTTTTTTTTTTTCTTAATTTTATTTAATAATTTTCTACTACCTGCTGTTGATTTAGGATTTATATTCATATAAATACTTTTAAATCTGTCTATATAGATTTGAACAAAATACTTATTTTCCCATTTTCTAACAATATTTCTTTCTTTACAAGTTTTAATGGTATAATTGAATATACCTTTTTCAACATTGAATGATAATTTATCATTTTTTATTATATTGTTTAATTTTACTATTAAATTTTTTCGAAATGTCGATGGGTCTTCTACTTTCATGATTAATAACATACTATTTAAATGTTTAAGTTGTTTTCAATTTTATCAATCTTCATCACTGATATAACTTTCTTCCGATAATTCTGAATCCAAAATTTCTACCTCTTCGTCTTCTGTATCATACTCGTCTTCATCTTCCTCTTCCTCTTCATCTTCTATTTCACTATCCTTACCCATTACTTCTTCATCGGTCTCTTCTGTCTCTTCTGCTTCGGTTTCTTCTTCGTCTTCGTCTTCAGGAATATAATCATCGTCTTCTTCGTCGTCCCCTACTACAAATCCGTCTTTATGATAACCTTCTTTTGTTTTTTCACTATCTGAAATATCATCCAATTCATCAGATTCTTCACTGTCTTCTCCTAAACTTTCAAATCCTCCAAATAATTTTTCATAACATTTTTCCCAATCTGCTAATAATAAATCATCTAAATTGTCTTTTTCAAAGGAATTCTTATTAAATGTTTTTACTAACATCAATGTTCCATAATATAAATTACTATCTATTGGTGGAGGCAAGTCATATTTATTTTCACTACCTGCTCTCCCATTGTCTTTCGCAAATATAGTAATGTAATAAGTTTCACCTTCTTCCTTAAATTCCCAAGTATGTCTCATATCAAAATTTTTATTATTTCTATAATTACATTTTTTATAAAATTCTGCCCTATCTTGTTTTAATGAAGACTCTTTTTTATTACAATTCTTATCAATAATCACTACTTTTACCATTTATGATAATCAATAAATAAATCGGTTTAAATAGTTTCTCAAATATATTATTTAAATGAGTAAGTGTTATATTCCCGAAATAAGTACTAGAAAAATAAATAGTGAAAATATATCTAAATTAAAGAACAACTTTTCACATATCATTTATAATAAAAAATTTCTTTGTGGACCTGATGGATTTTATGAAATTAAAGATAATACTATTATTAAATTTGTTACAATTATACAAAATGAAATGATTTTCGAAAATTTTATAGATAAAAATACACTTATAGTAAGCAACCAATTTGATAAAAAATTAGGAGATACCGAATATATACCATTTGAATCAAAAGATATACATATAGAATATATATGCTTTGATATTCCAGAATCTAATAATAAATTTGTATTAGAATTTTTTAATAATAGATGTCGGGATTTTTACTTTCAAACCAAGAATAAAATTAAACAAAATAACGTTTTTTTAAACAATGACGTAAGTTTAATTTTAAAGACACTTAATGTTTAACATATATATATGTTATTATGGATTGTTCAACAAATAATTATATCAGTAGTTTTAATCGTAACTGTACATTATATTTACATATTTTTCAAAAATAACCTTACCGTTCCCAAGACAAAAGATTTAGTAAAAAAACCTACCGAACAATATAAAAAGATCTATAGTTCTATAAATAAACCAAAACAGCAAAATAAGGCAATGAAACACGAATTAAAAAATTTCATACAAGGGTTGAGTAAAAAAAATAAAAAAAAAGATACACAGTATAATGGTAATAATGGATTTCAACCATCAACATCTATTGGTGCTTATAGTAATTATTAAACTATTTAGAGATATGTAAATATATTTATAAAATGAAATTCACAGACCACCAATTAAATCAAATTTTAGAAGATTTTCCTAATTTAGAACTTTCTTATGAAAAAAAATTACATAAAAAAGTTCAAAGTGATATTTATTTGACTATACCCAAGGGTAAAAAATACTTTGCTTGGTTCAAACTCTATAAAAACATTCCTATGTGTTTTTTTCTTGAAATAAATAGACGCAATAAATGCATTGAAAATATTATTCATTATCAACTTTCATTCGATAAAATTTTATGTAGTCATAAAGGAACAATATTATATGGAACTATGTTTTTTGTTAATAAAAAACGTTGTTTTAATATTGAAAATATATATTACTTGAGAGGTATTAATATGGTTTATTCTAATAATTATATTATTATTAAAGAAATGCACAATTTGATGAAATCTTATATTAAACAGTCTTATTACAATAATAATTCTATATTGTTAGGGTTACCCATTATTGATACAAACTATTATAATATTACCAAAAAGATTAATAATTTATATTATGATGTATTTAGTATTCAATATAGATTACTTTATAAAAATAAACCCTTTTTAAATGAATTAATTAAAATTCATAAACAAATATACAAGTATTTTTTAGTTAAACCTACAATTATTAATGATATTTATGATTTATATGTATTGAATGATAAAATATATGAGAAATTTTCTGTTGCGTTTATCCCTGATTACAAATCTAGTGTTATGATGAATTCATTATTTAGAAATATTAAAGAAAATATTAATTTGGATGCGTTAGAAGAAAGTGACGACGAAGATGAATTTGAAAATGTTAGTTTAGATAAATTTGTGGATTTGGATAAAAAATATGTTATGAAATGTTTGTATTTGCCCAAATATAAACTATGGCAACCCATTGAAACAGTTAATCAAAATGTTTCTCAAAAAAGAGAAATTTTATTTTATAAAAAAAATAACAACTAATTATATATGCTAGCAAATAAATATAACGATCAACTTATAGCTGATAAAACTTCTTCGACATCTGGAGTTACTTGTTCCAGTAAAAAATTAATGTCTGGGGGCAATCCTTATGGTGTTACAAATAATTCAATGAATGCGGATGTCCAAGCGGGTTTAGGAAAATCAAGACCTTCTGCCGATAGTCATTATAGTAATTGTAATTCACAGAAGGGTGGTGCTGGACATAATTATGATGCCGATGCTGTAGGACAAACTTATGGTTATACTAAAGCAGGTGCCGCATATGCTGGTGAGTTGAGAGGAAGTTATGCTCCCATTACCGTTAAACATAAAACTAATATGTGTGGTGGTAAAAAGAAAACACGTAGAAAGAATAAATCAAGAAAATCAAGAAAACATACAAAAGGAGGTAGAAGAAAAAGAAAACGAAGAAAATCTCGTAGAAAATCACGTAGAAAATCTAAATCTCGTAGAAAATCTCGTAGAAAATCTAAATCTCGCAAAAATCGCACACGTAGAACCCGTAAAAGAATGAAAGGAGGTCGCTATCAACAATATGGAAGTAATATTCCTAATACACCAAGTTATTCTGGACCTTATACTCCTGGACCTATGCCTTGGGCAACTGGACCTGTCGGAATTAACAGACAAATGAACTGTTAAATATAAATTTTATATTAAAAAATATATTTAATTACTTATTAATGCCCTGATAATCTTCTGTGATGTTACTTTTATATCTTCGTTTTCTGTTACCTTTACTACAACACTATCTAATTGTTTATATAGATTTCTACGTTGTTCGTATAATTCTTGAAATGAATTAATTCCATCAGGATATACAATAGGACGTTCCCATCCTTCTGCTTCTTTTCTTTTTACTATCAAATCAAAATCTACATCTAACCAAACTATTGTATATTTTTCATTTAATTGTTTCATTTCATCAGGATAATAAATTGCTGATCCACCGCAAGAAAATACACCATTGAATTCATAATGTAATGATTTTTTCTCCGCATCTTTGAATTCTTCTCTTCCGTGTTTTTTTAAATATTCTATTTCAGACATTCCGTGAACTTTAAAAAATAAGTCTCTTGAATCTAAAAATGGAACTCCCAATATACCTGCTGTGATTTTACCTAATGTCGATTTACCAGAATAACACATTCCCTGGAAAATAATCGTTTTTTTCGTCATATATATAATTAATATATTATCTTTTACTCAAACATATACCTTGAAACATATTTACTTCTTCCTTTTTCTTTTTCTTTCTTACTTTTTTATCTATGTTTTTTTTTGGATCATAAATTGTCTCCCATAAATTGTTTTCATATTTATAAATGTCGCTCTCTATTAATTTAAACTTTTGTTTCTTGTAAAATGCCCTTCGTTTAGAATAATGTCTTTGAAACAATGAATGTGTGTCTACAATATCTATTACCAGTGCTTGTTTATGTTTTTGTCGTAAAATACGCCCGACTGATTGAGTAACATCTACCTTTGGTGTAGCCATTACAAGAGTTGTTAGCGTTTTAATATCTAATCCTTCCTCTGCCATAGCATATGTAGCAACAATTACTTTTTTTCCTTCACTTATTTTTAAATCTTGCTCTTTCATTCCACCTATATAATAACCTACTGTTGCTATTACACGATGTTTTATTGCTTCATAAATATATGCTAATTGTTTCTTTTGATGCCCCAAAATCATTATTTGTTGATCCTTGTTTTCAGCCAATGTATCTTTTATTATCTTTATTATAAATTCCGTCCGTCTATTAAATTCACAAATCTTTTTTATCATTCCAGTATAATTCACTTGTCCACGGAAATTTAATTCTATTTTATTGAATTTTTCATCCTCTATTTTATATGTTATCGCTTTTACCAATACATTATCCTCTCCTTTTCTTTCCACTTTACATACTATATCTCCTAAAAACCACTTAATAATTTTAGTTAAACCATCCTTTCGTTTGATTGTTGCTGATAAACCAAGTGTATATTTTGTTACAATTTTAAAGAATGCTCTACTAAATACTTCCGCACTTATGTGGTGGGCTTCATCAACTATTGTTAATCCATATCCCTTAAATAATTCTTTATTATATTCTTTCATACTTAAACTTTGTAACATACAAATTACAATATCCTTATTCTCTACATCTATTGTTTTTGCTTGAATTCTACCCACTTTTGCTTCTGGTAAAAATTGTTCGATTCGTTCAACCCATTGTCTTAACAAGAATTCTTTATGAACTATTATAATTGTTTTCTTTTTCAATGCAGCCACAATATACAACGCTAAACACGTTTTACCAAAACCAGTGTGTAGTGCTAGACATCCACCTCCACCTCCACTGTCTTTAACGTACTTTAAATATTTCTCTACTACTGGTTTTTGTTTTTCCCTTAGAGATCCTTTGAATTTTAATGAAATTTCGTCTCCATCATCTATTTCAAATGCGTCAGGAGGACCATACATTTCATTTCCATAATAACGTGGAATATAAATCTTTTTATTTGATTCTCTATAAACTGGAAAAGGTTCCGGTTGTACTGGTGAACTTTTAGGAACAAATGCCTTTACCATTAATTCTTTCCTTAATAATCTTTGTTCTTCCACGCTAAAATATTTTTTTTTTATTGAATATCCTTTATAACCCAAATATGTAGTCGGTTCATCTTCTTCTTCCATAATATATACTGTATTCTTCTTTATTTAGATTGTTTTTTTTCAATTTTGGCTAAGAAAAAATATACTATTATGATATATGGAAAATATGTTTAAATCCGTCATGAAAAATAATCACTATTTAGTATTAACTATCTTACTATCTGTTTTTATTGTTTTTGATATTCATGTTCCCCAAGCTCTTGCCGATATGATAGATAATCCTATTGGTAAAATTTCTGTTGCGGCTCTCTCCTTATGCTTGTTATCTATGAATACTTTATTAGGAGTTATTGGATTAGTCGCTGCTTATGTTTTAATTCAACGTTCATCAGATACAACAGGGACACAGGCTGAAAAAGATTATTTACCCAGTGAGGCCAAAAAAAAATCTGTCTTAAATGCTATGAACCAATTTCCTTTAACTGTTGAAGAAGAGGTTATAGCAAAAATGCTTCCAATGAATAATCAAGTTGATTATTCCGAACCTGAATTTAAACCCGTCTTAGGAGATACTCATAATGCCAACAAATGTTAAAATTTTATTCTAGTAAATTTTTTATTTAAGATTATTTGGAGAGAAATTATTTTATATTATACCTGATTTATTAATTTAATAATATAAATTTACACAATTTTATATTATTATTCTTTAATACATAAACCAAATTATCAAGTTTATTCATTTTTCTCTCCAAATTTTTTTTTTGAGAAATATTTTTCAAATATTCTTATAGTTCTCATCATGTTCCTGTACGAGGTGCACTACCAACATTATTTCCTCTACTAGATATTATTTTTTGTAGAATGTATCCCAATATAACAATTATTATTATTCCTGCTATTACACCTAAAATTGGCCAAAGATATACCATTAAATAATACAAACCCGTTGACTTATCAACACTGCCTAGCCCTTTAGTACTAGGCACAATCATATCAAATAAACTATTGCCTTCGCCTTCTTCAACGGGAACACATGTTAAAGATTTTCCCTCAGCATCTGGTGATTCTCCTGGTCCATTACTTGTTCCTTTTTTATTAATATTCATTTCATCTGCTTTAGGGGTATTTTTAACCATCGATTCACTTTTTATTAAACTGGCTAATGTTTTAAATTCTCGATTTTTCATATTTATTGCTTGATCTTTATGAAAAATAATCATTTCATCTTTTTTATTACATCCCCAAGAAAATGTACCACCATCATATACATAAAACGCTGATTCTGGAATTACATCATTTAATGTAAAGTTATTCACATTTATTGGTATGCTTGTATCTTTTTTTGTAGGAGAAAACGGGATAATTTTGCTAAACCATTTAGAAGAAGTTCCTGATTTTTCATTATTAACTATTGGAATACAAATATACACATTTTTTCCTCCTGCGGTATGTGTTATTATTAATTCACCATCAGCATTAAAACCATCATATGTATTTAGAGATTTTAAATACAACCTGACACTTGATACTGTTAAATCTGTTCCCCCATAATTTATAACATTAGGTGCTGAAGCACATTCTATATCTAAATATGTTCCTTTGTTCTCTACGGTACAATTTGATAGTCCATATTTATATATTAATTTACATTTTTCGGTACAATCCTGGTATTTTCCTCCTTTTACTAAATTTATAGGAGCAGTAGTTAATTTACAACCCGTCATTATTATATTAACTTTATAATAAAAAAATCTACTTTTATTTATATACAAATGTTATTATCTAGAAAAAAGTTATATAGAATAAAAAAAACCAAGAAACAAAGTAGAAAACAAAGGAAACAACGTAATAAAAAAAAATATAGAAAACGAAAAGGGGGAAAAACTCGAGCTAAAAGAAAACCATTAAATTTGAGAAAACGAACCATGAAATTATATGGTGGTAAGAAAATAAAAAAAAAATATTCTAAACTCCACCGTGTTAAGCATAGGAAAAGAAGGAGTCAAAGTGGCGGCGGAGGTTGTATCGGGTCATTATGTTCACGCGATGATGCTGTTGAGGATGATGTTATAGCTAATCAACTTCCTGATAATACTAATCAATATATACAAGAGGAGTTCAATGATAGACAAATAAACGCAATTAGAGATATGGAAAAGACACGATATTTAACAATTATGAATAAAATAAATCCAGACTCTGGGGTCGCTACTAATCCTATTATTGTTCTTGTTAGATTGAAATCACAAGAAGAACTACAAGATGAAACAGGTGATGAAATGCGTAATTTGTTTGATGAAGATGGCACAGATGCCTCAGAACAAGACAACGAAGATGAAAATAATTATACTCGAATTAAAAGAAATTTCAATAATTATATAAACTCTGTTATTGGAGTAGTATCACACCAAAACTATGTAGAAACCAATGTTGATGTAGAGTTAAATGAACAATTTATAAATTATAACGATAGTGACGGGAATTTTAATGATATGTCTACTAATTTCAAATATACTCCGGTGGGCTCAATAAATAATAATGAATATACAACAATTCTTCATATAAGCGAAGTAGCAAGAAAATTAAGAGATATTAATAAGAGATTGTTTCTCGCGGAATTAATAAACCCTACACAATATAATAATGGTCAGATTAGGGATATACTTCGAAATAGATTTACTACCCCATCGACCGGTTCTTCATCGATCGGTTCTCAAAATGATCCTATAATAGGAAATTTTCTCCAAATGTTACAAACTGTTGCCGAGGGGGGACAATGTATGAATAGTGTTCAATGCGATGATGGTTTGGAATGTTTGCTAAATGATGCTG